CCGAGCCTACCAGATAGGCAGCTGGATAGCTAGCAGAAGCTGTGCCATTGTACCCTCTAAGCTCTAGCTTAACATCTAATGTCGCAGGCTGTGCGGTGCCCAGTACCGGGCTTGTGAACTCAAAGTCTATGCGATCGAATACACCCAACACGCCAACGTTATTAAGATTGGGCACATAGAAGCCATTGACTAAAGCGTTAGTCCAGAAGTGGACGCGGCTGCTGCTGTCAGATGTCCAGCTGAATTCGTCTGGTTCGCCTGGGTTAAATATGCTGGCTCCACTGCTGGCCGTGGTGGGTGGCTGATAGAGCTCAGAGGCTTCGTAGCTGGTCGAGCTGTAGTCGTGGGGGATGTTGCGCTCTAGGTATTTGTTTCCGCATTTTACTGTGATCTCTAAGCGCCAGCGGCTAAGCCTGCTGGCAGGATCGTAGTTGTTGACGTCTGTCAATCCTGTGTAGCTCCAAGGCAGACGCAAGCTGGCAAAGCCTTTGACCTTGATGGTTTTGGTGCTGTCGAAGGTGGTATCTGCACTGCCTGTAATCTCATAGAATTGATTTAAGCCTGTGCTGGTGTTGCCTAATACTGTGAAGCTCTCGCTGTCTAAGCGTGGGCTCCCGGCAAAAGGTGAATTTCCAAAGTAGTTTATCTCTCTCGTAATCTTCCGCACCGCAGGCAGATAGTAGAATTCACCACCTAGCCTGTGCCTATCCACCTGGTTAAATGTCACAGCTGTAACAATATTACTGCCACTGCTTACAGCGCCTTCTTTGGTTACGTCTTTGACATCTTGCAGCAGGCTGGCCGTGCTCATCACCTTCGCGATAGGCATTACCGCCCATGCGCCCCTGTACATAAAGATACGAGCATTCAGCAAGCTGCAGATCTGCACTAGCATATCCTCACAGGTGCCCACATCCCTCAAGCCATTGTCCCAATCAAACGTCTTTGCGCTGAAGTTGACATCTGAAATGAACGTGTCTCCAGCTGTAGCTGTCACAGGCTGGACATCTTGCCCGAACCTAATGTAAGCTTCAGACGTGCTGAAGATATCGCGCTGGTCAGGTATGGCAGCCAGGCAGTTTAATAGGTGGCTTTTGGTGGGGCCTTCATATAGTGCCGTACTGTAAAGGTTTAAGGTGTCGTCAAAATCCTGACGGCTCAGAGTAGCCAGCCCACAGATGGCTTCGAGCTGTACCGCAAAGGGCCGGGCTTGATCGGGCACCTTTATGCTTTCGGGTGTTAGCATCCCAAGCCAATGCCTTTGATCTGTGCCATCTGGATCTTCGCGTATTTCTACAATGTATTTGCCCTCTGCAAAATCTGCTAGGTCTGTGATCAGCGTCTGTTCTGCTGCTGACTGCACCATCATATGCACTGTGCACGTTGAGGGCATCAAGGGGCTGAACACATCTTGCCCGCCAAAGTAGGAGAGCACAAAACCAGGCACCGCGCAGGTGAATTCTAAAGCTCCGTGAGAATAGTCTTTTTCATAGATATTAATGCGGTATGTGTTGCCGCGCTCCGTGCCTATCTCGCTGTAAAATCGAACTCCCATTAGATTAAGGTGCTAGTGTATTGCCTGCGGGCGTTTCTGCTGTCCCTGTTGCCAGTAAACAGCAAATCCCTGCCGCTTACCCTGGCGGAAAGGTTGCCACCGCCAATCATCCCTTTCAATTTAGACAGGGGCGCAATTACCTCCGGGTTACTGGCAGCGCCTGCATATTCGCCCGCCAGGATGTGGCTAGGTCCGCTCACAATTCCACCTTCTGCCATAGGTGTTGGCCCTAGCCCCCCAGGTATGCCAAAGCCACTGCTGAGAAAGCTGCCCAGGGTTCCAATGCCACCACCTGTGATGGCTGTTAAGATGGCGAAAGCGGCCACCATAGAAACCAGCTTAATGAGAAGCTGCTTTATAATGTCGCCCATGATCTGCCCGAAGCTCTGCCCGCCTTGTGCCAGCTGGCTAAATACGTTCTGGATGTTGCCCGCTATGGTTTGCCCGAACCCAAGCATACTGTCCTGGAAGCTCTTTAGCTTATCGTCTGCGTTCTGTAGCGTCTCCGTTACGCTTGCGTCTGCGTCTGCGATCTGCTGATCACTTAGCGTGAACTGTGCAGCAAATACATTGGACGTGCCATCGCCCGCGCCCTTGCCAAGTGATGACAGCAACCCGCCCACGTTCAGATCTTCAGGCGCCAGCCCTAGCTTCTCGCCAACCTTCATGGCTGCGTTTAGCCTTTCCTTCGCTGCGCTAAGTTTTATGGTGTTGTCTGTTAGATCCTCCGTTCCGTCATTCTCTGCGTCTAGCCTATCCTGTAGTTCCTGCAGAAGTATGGCTCGCTCTTGCTGAATCTTGACATCTGCAGCCACTGCCTGTTTATGCTCTGTGGTGGCTTTGGTGCTGCGGGCTACCTCGCTGCGGACCATGTTGATGCTGTCCGCGTTTTCTCCGTTTAGCCTGGCGTAGATGTCCGCGCCTTCGCTGGCTGCCTTTAGCGTAGTGTTATTTTCTTTCTGCTGTGCGTCGAGTTCTGCCAATCGCTTCTGCAGGTTCTCGGTGCTCATAGTGGCCGCCTTGCCTTTCAGCTCACTGCTTAATCCTTTGTAGGCTGCCCGCGTCTTGTTCAGTTGCTTTGTCAGGCGATCATTTAGGCGTGTGGCCTTTATGGTGCGGGCGTTTAGCAGAAGGTAGGCCGTACCTAAAGCGGCCACAGATGCCAACACTAGCGGAAACATTGGGTTTAAGGCCAACATAGCCACACGGCTGGCCATTACTTGTGCTTTGAAGCCTTGCAACATTAAAGAAGCTTTAAAGGCTGCAGCTCCAAACAGAAGCATGGGGCCAGCAGATGCGGCTAGGGTGCCCACCAACAGCAGCGCCTTCTTCTGTGTATCGCTGAGGTTGCTAAAGCCCTTTGCTAGTGCCTGAATCTTTGGCACCAGGGGCGTTAAGAATTCAGCTATCAGCTTTCCAAATTCTTCCGACACATCGCCAATGGTGTTGGCCAGTTGCTTGAATGGTCCCGTGCCAGCTTTGGCTGCAGCTTCAGCGCTGCCTCCGTATTGCTTTTCAAGCTCATCCAAGATGATAGTTTGAGCTTCTGCGAGCTGTCCAGTTTCTGCCAGCGACTTGATCACCTCTTTCTGATCACTGCTAAACTGTATCCCAGCCCTCGACAGCGCTGTAAGGTTTGCTACTGGATCATTCAACGCCTTGCCCAATTGAATGCTGGCGCTCTTCAGGTCTCCATCTAAGCGCGTGGCTAGATCTAAAGCCACTGCCTGGGTGCGGGCAAAGTTTTTACCAGCAATATTGGTGAAGGTCAACAGCTGTGCTGTGGCTCCCTTTAGTATCTCTTCATCGCCAAAAATGGTTTTCGCTTGCAGATCGCTGGCCATCTGCTGAAGCTGTTTCGATGTAAAGCCAACAGCGTTGCCTGTGCTCCTTAGGCCTGCCTCCACGTGTGCAATGGCTTTGGCTTGCACATCAAAAGCTTGCACAGATTTGGCACCCATGATGGCCAGCGGTGCCGTTACTGCCATAGTCATCTGGCGGCCTGCGTTCTGCATGGCCTGCGTAATGTTGCCTGTAGCGCTGCGCACATCTCTGCGCATCTTGCCCAGGGCTTTGTTCAGAGCTTTAGTATTGGCTCCAATGTTTAGAGTTAGGTCACGTCCTGCCATTGCCGAAAATCTTTTGCAAATGCTGGATTTGCTGTTTATTGTTTGCCTCTTTGCTTGCCTTAGTCGCTGGCCTTTCCCATGGGAACGTGCACAGGTCGGAAGGCTTTACCTCTCGCTTACTGTGTGGCTGAAGCAGGATGCTAGCCAGCCACCTGGTTTGTGTCCACTGCTGCTGATAGGCCCGTTCCTCTGCTTCGGCTGCTCCCTGCATGGCAGCCATTAGCTGTTGAAGTGTAAGCTCATAAAAAACAGAAGGGCTGAAACGTAATACGCCCAGCCCGATCTGCATCATATCTTCAAAGGTTAGAGGTTTATCACTCCCCTTTTTTTTTAGCGTCTGGTTCTGCGTTGTCATTACCCAAAAGGCTTTGCAGTACCTCAGTAAGGTAGCCCACATGCTGCAGCTCAATTAGCTCAAGCCAACCCTTCATGGACAACACCCAGCGCTCGCCATCGGCTTTGGCTCCATGCTTAGCAAAATAGTATAGCACCTTCGCAGTATCTAAAAGGCCTTCAAGCTCGTGAAGCTTGATGCCTTCTTTCTGTTGGGCTTCCTCTATTGCCAGCATAGTGGCCCGCAGCGGGAACTGCTGGCCTTGCAAAGTCATGATCATGCAGTCAGGTCAGAATCTACGTTAAGCTCAAAGCTTCCGCTAACCGTTACATTCTCTTCTGTAGCTCCAGAAAAGGAAAGCTCTGTGAGCACACCGCTGGCGTTTACTTGGAAGCCTGCAGGACCAATTACGAATGTGGCCGCGGCCCTAGCGCTGGCTGCTGTCATCGTTGCCGCTACTGCTTGCCATGCTGTGTAATCGTCAGCATTTAACAATCCGCTAAAGCTCCCGCTGCAGCTGGTCACACCTGGAAGGACAGACCGCAGGCCATTGCTTTCTTTGGTGATCACTTCGCGTGTGCTTTGACTAAAGTTAAAGCTTACCTCAGTTTCGCCTGTGGTTGCTGTGTCGCCTGCCAGTGTGC